CCATATTATTTATTTCAACTAATACAATCAATAACTTGCTTAACTTCACCTTGATAGGTAGGTCTAACAGCTAATTTAGGTTTCAAAATAGCACCTGATCCAGTTTTAGATTTAACTCTAAGAGTTTTCGCACTTGTTACCTTGGGTGGGCTATTTAAAGTATTATCTGGAGTAGTAACACTAACAATTCTACCACTACCATCTACAATAATTCCATACTCATTACCATCATCATCAGTAATCGTATCATCTCCACCATAACCAATACCAGGTTTTACAATAATTACATCATCTATAATGTGTTCATCATCACCTATTGGAACAGGATAATTTTCACCTTCAGATACAACGTAAATATCAGTAACCTGTTGATAAGTAGGTGAATTTTCATCTTGATCAACCACTGCTCTAGCTATAGCACCATATCCCTTATTACAATTATCAGTTATTTCAACATATGGTGGAGTGATATATCCAGAACCACCACTAACCAAATCAATACCAATAAGACTTCCAACCGCTTCAGCATCATCACCAACAATATCACCTATTATGGCCTTTCCAAGTGCTTGTGTACCACCTCCACCAAAAATATTAATCTTTATTCCAGCACAATTTAATGGTGGTCCAGCATAACACTCACCAAGTCCACTCTTAAATCCAGGATTACTTACACTTGGATTTAAGAAATCAAACATCCCTAAAGATCCAGTCGCAATACTTAATTTTTGAATACCATCAACTAAAGATTCTGATAACTTGTCAGCAGCATTAGCAACTTTTATAATCTCATCAACAGCAACAGTAAGAGCATTTTTAGGTCCTTTACCAATTGTCCATTCACCAGTTTTTGAGTTATATGTTGGTTTCTTAGTATCACAAGTAACAGCATTAATTATTCCCTGTATACCTTCTGCTTTTGATCTAAGGAATCCACCCAAATTAAAACCACCTAAAATTTTATCAACTCCACCAAGAAGTGGTCCTAAAACACCTGTAATTCCACCAATAATATGATTAAATAATCCTCCAACAAACTGCTGTGCTACACATGTAACAAAATTACTAACATTATCAATTATACTAGTCAATAATTGTTTAATTGCTTTACCAATAGTACCCATTATTTTACTTGCTATACAAGGTAAAGCCTTCTGTATAGCACCAACTGGATTTATCATAGCTTTTTGTGCTGCAGAACCAGCTAATTTTGCTGCTGATTTACTACCTGTAGCAGCAAATGTAGAAGCAAATGTTGAAGAATATAAAGTATCTAATCCACCTTTAAGTGCATCTGCTAAACCCCCATTATAAACAGTGTTTAACATATTACCAACAATACCACCAGATAATCCAGTAATCTTATCAGTTACACCACCAACCAAACTATCAATTTGCCCAGATACACTACCTAAAGCACCTTGAGCACCATCTGATATTGTTTTAACTCTACTAATTAAATTATCAACTTCACTATTAATCTTCTTCACAGTTGATGATGGATCAGCACTAGCAGCAACAACAGTCTCACCAACAGCATTAAAAGCTGCTCTAGCATCTTCTGGAAGAGCCTTAACAAGAGTAGGTGGTACATGTTGTGGAGATTTTTGCGACTTCGCATTCATCTCATTTGCTTCAGTGTTTATAATATTTCCACCATCATTCTCAATCTTACTAGTAAATCCAGTAAATGGTTTAAAAGGACCAGCATAATCATCACTAGGAGAATATCTAGTATTCCCCAATACACCCATAATCATTGGTAATTGAGCATCATCACCATCTAAAAAGAACCCAATTACATTATCCCCTGGAGATAATTTTACATTTGTTGCTCTATTACCTTTACCAGAACCATCAGTAACACCTAAAAGTGCTTGTGCCCAAGGAAGATCCTCATCAGCCAATTCCACAGTACTATGTGGATGATATCCCATAATACGAACTTTAACTCTATTACCCCATCCAGCACCATTTATCTGTCCACCTTGAGATTCCTCTGGTGCTACTTGACCTACCCACCAACGAAATCCATCTCTACCAATAAAATTACTTTTTAATAAGGATTCTTCTATCATTTCTCTTGAGGTCCAAATGTATCTTTAATTAATTCTAATGAAGTATATGAAGCAGTAGCATCAAAATGATGGCATAATGCCTTAATCATATATAGACCGCTTTGCTCCTCATCCAATTCCTTTACCTCCTCTCTATCAACTCTAGGAAATTGACATTCTATAATATCTCCTGCTCTCAAATTAGTATTAGAAGGTATCATCATACTCAAAGATTGTGTAGTAATTAAACCATATCTCATCATAGACTGAGATTGTATTCTACCAGGATCAGCATTTGGTTGTAAATTAACATTCTTTTCAACTGTACCTATATCTAAAATAGCAGTCATATTTCTACTTGGAATATCACCCAAATTGTCCTCAGACCCTTCACTTACTGGAGGTAACTCAACTTCCTTACCCAATGTTGCTGCCTTTCCCGCATAATCTTCCAACTTAAATAATCCTTTATCATATGGAGTATATTCAAATGTAACAGGATTCATATACATGGTATGACTACAGAATGCTCCCTTTCTTAACTTTTCCATCAAATCTTGATTTTGATTTGTAGAATAATTAAGAATCTTATAATCATTATTAACTTTACCACCCTGAACAACTTCTTGGAAAAAATAAGGTTTTTTAAATGGTTTATCAGTTATTAATTTATCAATAGATTTAAATACATACCCATCTTTAGTTTGAAAAAATACATATCCAGCAGTAGCATCCTTACCCTTAGCAGTTCCAGGAACAGATTTTGCTGCTAACCAAGTTATAACTGTAAATGGTTTTCTCATATTACCAATAAAACCATATGGATTTTCAGTTTCTTCTACATTTTCATCATCCAATTTATTAGATTTTAAATATTTCTTGATAATATCCTTAACTGTTTCAGATATTGGTGAAGATGATGGGTATTTACATCCAACTCGTGTAGTCTCATTAGTTAATGCTTCTCTAGAATATAAATTTAACGTAAAGAATTCTCCTTCTGTTGAAGTCAATACATCCGTAATACTAGAAACATAAAGATATCTATCTGGATCAGAATCAAAATCTAATCCTGGATTATCATCAGAATTACCTTCTATTTTTAATCTAAGTCTTTCACCACCCCGTAATGGTAAACCATTATAAACTGAAGTAAGTTTATCATCCTTACCTTTAATAGTATCACCAGTATTTACAACCTGTACCTTAGCAGAAATTGTAGGCGAAAAAATATTCTCATAATAATCAATCATAATGGTTCCACGAGAAACATCAACAGTTCTCTCACCATTTGCTGATTGTAATAATACTTGTTCGTATTTTGAAGGATCTTTTGCTGCCATTATGTGTAAGAAAGTTCTAAATCTTGTAATATCCTAATCATATTTAACACAGGTGGAGAGTTGTTTTCACGACCAGCATCTCCAGGTCCTGGAGCTGAAGGTGATGGTGGTGTAGATCCACCTCCACTTGGCATAGGTATTATAATAGTTGGTCCCACCCTTTCCTTTTTAATAGTCTCAGCAACAGAAGGTTTTTTCTGAACTTTAATATTAGACTCTAAGGATTTATTACTCTCAACACCATCAACAATAAGCTTAATTTCTGGTGCTGGTGGGGGTGTTGTATTATTCTTTCTAGCTTTTCTTGGACCAAAAATATATTTTTCTTTTAATGCTTCATCCTGATCATGATAAATTACACCATTCTGCTTTTCTTTAAGTTCTTCTACTGCCTTCTCATATCTACTCCTATCCTTTCTCCTCATTCTTACTTCATCTTTAGATGTACCTTTATGAGTAACAGTCTTCTGAAAGAAAGAATCACTATTTAATTTATCATTTGGTATAATTGTTCCTGGTTTATCAGCAACAAATAACTCTGGACCTTTCTCACCAACAATACTTGTTTTACCAACTTCTGGACGACCACCATCAGCAAACATATCAAAACCACTGTCATTTATCCATTCTTGATATTCAACCCATTCTGGGTTTATTTTACTTTTTTGTTTACCTTTCTTATCCTTAAACAATATCTCCTTTTCAGGAATATAACCATTCTCAAACCTTTTTCTTAAAGGTTGTGTTTTATCACTTGCTATCTTTGGATCAAGATCAAACTCATCATCTTCTTCATCTTGTTTCTTGACTTCTTTCTCTACCTGTTTTATTTCAGATTCTTTCTTATTCTTCTCCTCATTTTGCTTCTGACGTTCTTTGGTAGGATCTTTTGATATTATTTCTTTTTCCTTTTGCTTCTCTTTCTTCCTAAAGATATTACTAAACCAGTTACCTTTCTTACCTTCAGTTTCTTTATTTTTATCTTCACCACCTTCTTTATTATCTACTTCAGTCCCATCCAAATTTTCAGTTTTAGGTGGTGTTCCACCATCACCTTTCAACCATTCAGAAAACTGACCTAATCCATTCTTCTCATTATCAAATATATCAGCAAAAGTCATAGCAAAATCTGTATCCATCACAGTAAGATTATTATTAATAGTCTCCTGTTCCTTCTCCATCTGCTGTTTTTCATCATCAAAAGAATACTCTTTCAATTTAGTTTGACTAGTTTGAACAGTACGTCCAATTTCTTCAAGAGTAGATTGAGTATTTTGTACATACCCCTGAGAAATATTAACTAACCCCGTAACATTCTTAATTAAACCCAGACCACCTTTAATAATCCAAGGCAAATTCTTAACTGCCCAACCCAACATAACAATACCAAAGAAATTCATAACACGTCCAAGGAATCCCTTTGTACTATCACCAGCAGTTTTGCCACTATATTTAACAACGCCACCAACTCTAGAAGCTTCTATAATATCTTCTCTTTCTTTTCTTAATACAGCCTCTCTTCTTCTTTGAAAATAATTCTCATCTTTAACTATTAAACCCTTTAAAAATCTATTACTTCTAGTAGTAGATACAGCAGCACGAGAATGAGTTTTATTAGCAGATTTTAAACTATTAGTAAAAGAACCAATACTACTCCGTATGTTCTTAATACTATTGCCACTAGTAAGTAGGGTTTTTTTAACTATCTGTACTGACATATTATACTACAGGAGATAGATTAAATTGTTGATAAGCATGATAAACATAATTATTACTAAAATCTGTAGGACGAATTGTTGGTATTGATTGTCCACCACCAGGAAAAATACCACCAGATGGTTGTTTAGTAGTACCACTACCACTTTCTTGAGGTACAGGAACAACAACTGGTTCTTCCTGTGGTAATGCTGCTAAATTACTGGATGTATCAGGATCCCTTTTAATAGCACTAATATCTTTATTATTAGAAGAAGCAGAAATATTTTCAGATGTATCCTCTTTTTGAGCATTATAAAATTCACTCTTATCAACTGGTTGAGGCAGACCCATTTCATCAATTTTACTAACTTGACCTCTTACACTAACAAATTCCCCTTGATCATATTCCTTATAAGGATCAAATTTTTGTGGTTTTGGTTTCCTAGCAAATAATCCACCAAATAAGCCCTTATTCTTTGGTTTAATACTAGTAGATTGGTTCTCAGTCTTAGTATCTGATTTTTTTCCTCCCCAAAGATTTTTCCACATACTCCGAATAGAGTACTTTTCCAAGTTATCACTTTTTTCCTCTAAATTACCAGGATCAGCTATTTGGTTGATTCCATCTATATCTAAATCTCCATCTTCTTCATCTTTATTTCCACCTGTCACGTCACTCCATTTTCTCTGAATCCAATTTTTATCCCCTTCACCCGCATTATTCTTACCCATGAAAAATAGTGGAGCAAAAGCAGCAAGACTATTAGCAGCAATACCTATTAACGTCCTAATATCTTTGAAGGGTTGCCAGATTCCAAAACCCTTAGTGTATCTGGTTGATCTTGTTGCCAATCTAGCAAGTATTCCAACTGTACCCCGTAAAGCAAGTCTGGAACCCAAATAAAGACCACCAATAGTTAATAAAGTTTTACCAACATCAATACCAATTTGCTTTAATTTTTCAATATTTCTAAGAGATATTGCTTGATATGCATCAATGGCACTCTTACCAAGCCATCCAAAAAACAATACCTTAAATACATTACCTACTCTACCTAAAACTCCTCTAGCCTGATTTCCAATCTTAGCAACAGGAGCCATTAAAGCGTTTTGAATTTTTCTTTCAAAACCACTTTCTTTACCTTCTCTAAGTTTTAAAGCTATTAATTTCTCTTCTCTTGCTGATGCAGCAGCTTCTCTTTGTCTAGTTAATGATGCTTCTACTTCTAAATTTTGTTTAACCGCATTGAGAGAATTTCTTAATGCAGATACTTGTTGATTAAGAGATCCTATATCATTAGAAACACCCTTTAAACCCTGAGAATTTTGAACTAGTAAAGGTGTTATAACAGAAGTATTTAAGTTATTCCTATTACTAGGAGTAGTACTGAAGACACTAGAAGATACCGTATTTCTAACGGCTCTTATTCCTCCTGCTATTGGTGATCCTATCTCAGCCATTGTTTGCTTGCTGTGCCTTTAAATTTTCCTCTTCAATATATTGTTGAAGAAGTGCTAAATAAATTTCCCTCTCCCAAGGAATCATATTTTCTAACTCTGTTAAGCTATATTTATGGTGTTGCATTAAGGCAAAATTAATTTTATAGTATGACGCAAGATCTTCATGTGCCATACTTACCCGAAAAAACTTTGTAAACCCTCCAATACAACTTCACTTTCAACTTTAGTATTTGGATTCACTACCTTAACTTTATGAGAAAGTTTAGGCATTGTCTCAAAAAATTTCTCAACAGATTTAAATTGTTTTGAATCTAGTTGTTCAACAAATTGATTTAACTCTTTCTTAGTACAATCAGATCCAGCCCAAGATTCCTCTTCAGAATAAACTTGATCAATACATGATGCTATTAAATCAAAAGTATCATCAACACTTATATCACCACCAGAACCAAAATTAGTCTTAATAAATTCACTTAAAGATGGATATTTCATTCTCAAGGTATACTCATCATCTAATTTAATATCAGTTGAATGCTCCTCATTTGTTTGTATTTTAATCTCATCCAACATAATAGTTGATGTAACTTGTGTCTTCGCATCATCAGGACATGTTATCACAACTTCAACTTCTTCTCCTACAGATTTTCCTCTAATATTAAGAAAAAGATATTCAATATCAAATGTAGATAATTGATCTACTTTAATACCTCTTGTAAGAATACAAGACTTAATAACATCTTTAACAGCACTAGCAATTTGCTGCGTATCCTCACTTTCCATAGCAAGGATTAAAATCTTCTCTTCTTTTACAAGAAAAGGTCTAAATTTTATTTTCTTTTTAGATGAAGGTAATACCAACTCATAAGAAGGTGTCGAAATCTTCGGTAAAGGCATAATATGCTCAGTTCAAGTATTTTTATTTATAGCACTAATTTGCAAAATATTTCCAACCAGATCCAGGACCAGTAATTGGTTGATCAGTAGTCCACTCTCTTAACCCTGTTTGATCTGTTTTCACTGTATCAGTCTGTCCTGTTGGGCTATTAAGAATAGTAGTATTGCCTATCTTATCTTGTACATAATCAAGTGATCCTTTATGCCAAACATATCCATTATTAGGATCATTATTCTCAGATACACCAGCATCATGAGCAGCAGATGTAGATCTACCACAAATATACCTATCATAACTAAAGTTACAAGTAGCTTTCAATACTTGTGAATTTTGATATCCAACTCTTACAGAATTTAACGATAATGGAAATAATCCAATAAACTTATACTCTAAAAATTGTCTATAATTTTTCTCAAACTTAATTATTCTAGTTTCATTTGACTTATAAAGATCTGGATATCTCATTTTAAAATGATATCCCTGCTCAGTAGCAGAATTAGGATTAGCACCAGAAATGTACTCCATCCAATGCTCTAAGAATTTCAAAGTCTTATACTTATTATCAACATAAAATTCTAATGATATCTGAGTAAAATTTCTAGTATGAGCAAATCTTTCAACAACACCTTGATAGTTACCTACAACATCAACAGATGCCATAGCACTACCTGGCAATGAAGCATTGCTACAAAGCATACCTATTTCATCTCCAACAAATCTAAAATCAACCCCCTTACTTCTAAGATGAGATCCTAAAGAATATCCACCACTACTAGTATGTGGAGGTAAAGCAAACTTCACCAAATAATTAGATGTTTGTGCGACATTTTGAAATGTCGGTAATATCTGAGATATTTTCTTTGGAATTGGTGCTGGCACTCTAAATAGTTTTATTATATCATATCTATTTAGATGGCTTATAAAGGAAAATATTATCCAACCTTTCCTCACAAGTATAAAGGTGATCCCACTAATATAACATTTCGATCATTATGGGAAAGAAAATTTATGGTCTACTGTGATAAAAATGCAAACGTATTAGAATGGGCAAGTGAAGAAATTGTAATACCTTACATATCTCCAGTTGATAATCGTCAACACAGATACTTTCCAGATTTCTATATGAAATTAAAAGAAAGTAATGGTATAGTAAAAAAATATATTGTCGAAATAAAACCACTAAAACAATGCTCTCCTCCACAAAAACCAAAACGCCAAACTAAAGGATATTTACGTGAAGCATTTGAATATGCAAAAAATCAATCAAAATGGAAAAGAGCAAGAGAGTACTGTGCTGATAGACAATGGGAATTTAAAGTAGTTACTGAGAAAGAACTTGGAGTCTAATGAGTAGAGTTAAAGAGATCCGTGATAATCTAATAGGAACAGAACATCCTGATGATCTAATGTTAGAAATTTTAGATGTTTTAAGAGAAGGTGGTAAAAGACCTGAAGTAGGAAAGTTCTATGTTTTTGTATATAATCCAAAAACACCTAACCTAAGATATGATCAAAATCCTTTAGTTGGAGTAACTGGAATATTTGAATGGGGATTTCGTGGAATCAATTTTCATTGGAATGATCATAGACAATATA